ATTGACATTATAGTATTCCTTGTACCATTATTGAGACCCTAATTAACATTATAGTATTCCTTATACCTTTCAATGAATTTAGCTACACCCTCAGTGATAGGAGTAGTTGGCTTGTATCCAAGAGCTTGAAGCTTTGAAGTATCTGACCAAGTAGCTGGCATATCTGCTGGATGAGCTGCAACTTTATCATACGTGCCTTTACGATCAAGATTCTTTTCAATCTCTTCTACAAAGTCCATCAATTGAACTTGTTCGCCATAACCAATATTGTAGATTTCATGCATTGATCCATCATATTGATTATCATTATCAGTAATTCTATTAGTTACGATAACGATGCCTTGAACAATATCATCTACATATGTAAAGTCACGCTTCATATCTCCATAATTATATAGAGTCAATGGAGTTTCATTTACAATAGCATCGGTAAATTTAAATAGTGCCATGTCGGGTCGACCATAAGGACCATACACAGTAAAGAAACGAAGACCGATTGTGCGATCAATCTTTGAATGCATAAACTGACATTCATTAACTCCCTTTGACCATCCATATGGATTGTTCTGATGACCAGGGACATCGTGCTCATTCCAAGGCAACGGCTGACCATGCATAACACATGAGCTTGAAGCATAAACTACTGGCAAGTTTAGTTGTTCTGCAACTTCAACAAGTCTTTGTGTACCAGTAATATTTGTATCAATATAAAGTTGTGGCTCTTCCATAGCATGCCGCGGATTAGCATAAGCAGCAAGATGAAGCATAACATCACTATTCTCAAGTACATTATTAAAGTTTATAGTATCACTGATATCTGAATTAATAACTCTAATATCTTCTTCTTTAAGAATACGAGCACGCTCTTTTTTCAAATCAATATCATAATAATCATTGAAGTTATCACAACCAATAACTTCCCATCCTAGTGTTTTAAATTTACGAGCAGAATGAAACCCGATCATGCCGGCGATGCCGGTAATAAAAATAGTTTTCATTAGAAAAACTCCTCTAACCCCACTGGTTGGTAATCATCAGTAGTGGCCAATGTAATAATTTCTGCAACAACATCTTTACCATCTGAATGTTGCTTCCAAAATTCAAAAGCCATTTCCCGCCAATCATCTCTCATAGTTGGATCGTTTTTAAGTTTAACCATAAGATCACGACACTCATCAAAGTTTGTGTAATCTAAGCCAATAGTGCCAGTATTTTTACATTGGGAAACTGGCTTATCCTGTATCTTATGTATGACATTATCACAGAAGTGTTTATGAAATACTGGTACTGAACCACATGCAATAATTTCAGCATGACAATTCTCAATATTATTTCCATAAGTTTCTGCTTTAAGGTGATACAAATCTGAACCAAATGCTGACTTAGATAGTCTATGCATGCAGTCTACATTTATATATTGAGGATAAAGATATGAACCTTCACCTACTTTTTCTGTTCCATAAAACTCGGGTAGAAACTTTTGTGTTTCACCATGCTGTTTTTCTGGACGGAAATAGTTGACAACCTTACGGCGATCAACTGGAGTTTCGTTTTTATTATCTCGGTATAGAACAAGAGGATATTGAATAGAAGCTTCGAGGCCTTCTAATACTGTAATTAATCCTGCATCCATAAGTGCATCTTGATGAAAGTCAATCATCAAGGCTGGACCTTTCCACATTGCTGTTCTACCAATCCAACGAACCATTTCATTTTGCTGTTCGCTAATTGGTTTCCAGTATTTAGCGCGATGACCATCATAATCAAATCCTAGTCCCATTTTCTTAATAGGAGTAGTGACTTTATTTTTCTTAGCAAAGCGACAGAAATCATTTTCTAAACTATGAGTCATAATAACATCAACTTTTTCGCAAATCTCTTTAAGATTTGCGTTACGTGCAATTGACGCAGATTTGTGATCTACGTTAATGAATGCTTTACGTATTGAAATATTATCAAGTAATTTTAGAAAATTGTCTTGGCAATTTTGTGGATGGCCTTTTGATGGAATCGAATAAACAACACACAATTCGTGTTGATTAATAAGTGATGCCATTTCTTCATGCTGACTGCCAACAGACATTTCAGTCTGTTCAATATCGAGGCCTTTAGCTCTACCCCATTTTTTATCATTAGCAGAAAGAATAGTTGCATTTGTAACCTTTTGCATTTGAATAGCACATTGCGTTACACCGCAACCCTCGGTACCACGACCGAGCAAAATAATAGTCTTCATATTTAACTCCTTACTCGATTATTATACCATAGTCGAGTCTATTTGTAAATAGTTTTTTGTTAATAATTTATTCTATATTATGGATAAATTTTATAAATTTATTCTAAATATATGCTATTTCCTTTATATATGTTCTAACAATATTAAAGGTTTTTGACTAGATCGCACCGTGTGCACACGCAATAGCTAAGCTGTATATCTACACCTTAGATTGTTCTAGTGCATCGAGCCGTGACTTAACTTCCTCAAGTTCTTTTGTCAATCGCATGTTAGTATATTCAATGCTAATACCTAGTTTAGCATCTTCTTCACGCATGCGGCGTTTCATATATTGTTCATGGCTTTCATATTTAGGATAACCTTTTTCAGCTGTAGGTTCATGTTCATATGAATTCATAGTTCACTCCTGCTTCTTTAAACATACCTTGAGTAAATTCCCAAGATTCTTTCCAATGATCGGGTACTTCTTGTGTTGGCATTACAACTCTTTTAATACCAACTTGAATTATTCCCTTTGCGCAATCTGAACAAACTGGTAATCCATGAACATACAACGTAGAATCATTTAAAGATACTCCATTATACGTAGCATTATATATGACATTCATTTCAGCATGAACTACTCTTTTATATTTTTCTTGTCTATTACTATATAGATCTAGATCGTCTTCGATAAGACGAGGAAATCCATTATAACCTTGCGCGAGAACTTGTCCATTTGATCCGACCGCAATAGAACCTACTTTGGTGCTAGGATCTTTTGACCAAGCGGAAACATGTTCTGCTAGCGCAAGGTATCTCTTATCCCATTTATTTGACAAGGTGAAAGTGCCTTTCGTATACGTGAAGATTTTGTACTTGCCACTTAATGCTACCGACTTTCATTTCAGCACGATAGTCAGCATCGGCTGCATTTGATAAGTATGCATCATTATAGTCTTGAACAAATTGTTCTAGAACAAAAAGCTGCCAAGCTCTGTCATTCTTATATCCGTACACGACATCGTTTGAGCGCATTTGTACCACGGCGTGTATGGCACCACCGCGAAGATAATAAGTAACAGCGTTAGTGCAAATAAAATCGTTTTTACCATTGTCGTCATATTCTATCCATATACTTGGTCTAGTATATATCATAGTTGCACGACGTGAATCTTGATTATTTACAAGTTCAGTGACAGCGTTATTATATTGATTAAGATACAAGTCGCTAAATATAAGACGGCCGTAATTCGAATTGATCTCGCCATGTTCGTTGGAAGCATACTGCCAAGCTCTCGGCGCATCTCGATCAGGATATATGTCATTAACATTCGTAGACTGACTGAGATACCAGTCAAGTTCAGCTTGAATGTATTCTTTATTCGGCTCACCAAAGATTGCTTCCTCATCGGCGTCGAAGCTTGCACCGATAAGCTCAATAGTTTTTTGTCCAGTTCTGTCCACTGTAAAGTTTTCATTCTTTAACTCCTCAATAAAATAATTACGAATATCATTCACTTTCATTTGATACTACCTTCTTTGGTCGATTAAGAAAATCACGATTAGGATCTTGACCTTCCATTTCACCATTCATATATGAAGCAAAGAAGGTTGCATAGTTAATTAGATCAAGACATGAATCTTCGAGTGATTCAAAGTTTTGATTATAGTCAGGATCATTTTCCATTGCTTCACATACAGATTGCATACGTAAAACTTTAGCAGCCATCGTATCGAGAAGAGTGGCACAACCACGTGGATAATAATCGGCTTGACGTACTCGAGAATTAGGATTCTGATAGTCATTACCTTTTTTGTTTTGTATTTCTGCAGCACGTTGCAGAATTCTAAGTGATTCTTTACTCATTGTGTACCTCCATTTTTTATATTATACCACAGTTTCATAAGATTGTAAACAACTTTTTTCAATTAATTTAAATATTTTTGTAGACGTATTCAAGTGCACGGTCTGCCTCCTTATCCATTGGCCTATTTTCATACCAATTACCAGTTTCCATATCAAGTTCACGACAAAGTTTTGATATTTCTTGAGCATTAATTGGATATTCTTTTTTAATCGCATTACCAGCAAGAGCGACCATGATCTGATACATCTTATGATACCAGCCTGTATTACTAATAGCTCTATACTCGTTTTCGAGTTGTCTTGGAAAAAATGGACAATCGCGATAAGATGACCAGTTTATATCTGTATTCTCAAGTTTAGATTTACGATATTCAATAATTTCTTTCTGCATAGCTTCTGGTAGTCGATCAATAAAAGATGTAGCAGTTTTTTCTGCCATTGGATGTTTATTGATCAACTTTTGAGGGTCTATAGAGTCGCCACCGTGATGACTAAAAATAAAGTTATGAGCACCAGCGTATTTTCCAGGGATGTAATACATTCGTGACAAATCCTTAGTTTGTCTGTCTCCGAGGTCGCCGAGCTCAGTTTGTAACGCATACCAGAAAGCTTTAATTTGTTCGTTCCGTACTGCTGTCGTAAGAGGAAAGACAAGGCGGAACTTCGGTAAGTTAATAGTGCTACTTGCAGTAGAATAGCAAACAAAACGATAAGAATGAAAAACTTCAGCCAAATGATCATATAGATCTCCTTTATAATTAAAATCATCGACGTCGACGGCGCACCAACCCGCCCACTCGATCACATTGTTATTCCTCCGTAGTGCATCTGGTTCATATATTGCCGGCGACATGAGTTCAGCATCTTTTTTACTCGCTCTTGGTTTTTCGGCCAATTGATATAGAACACGTTCAAACGCGTTGAAATCGTGAAGATCAACGCGCTTATCTGTTTTATTATCATATATCCCTTTAAAAAGAGTCAGTGATATTCCCGGTGTTATCATTATGCTTTGGTCCAGTCCAGCCTTCAGGTTTAATTAAGTCAGGCAATCCGAGTGGATTCGGTCTTGATTCTTTGATTCCAGGTTCTTTTGCCATATTCGCATTGTGTACTTCATCCCAAGCTTTGTAAGCGTCAACTCCAAAGGCGTCAAGTGTACCAATAGCAACAACACATAAATCAATTAAGCCATCTACAATTTCTTCGGCATCATTATCTTTACTTGCCTTTATTGTTTCGTCTAGTTCTTCTTTTAAAAAGTCTAGTCGAAACTGTAGAAATTTATGTAACTTGCGCCAATCTGCCGGCAAATCCATTTCTTTTTTTACCCAATCATGTACGCCAAACTTAGCGTGCATAT